AGGTTACAGATGAATTCCAGTTTGGCTTTGTCGAGCTTGCCGTGTTTCACGTTCTGCCCGTGATAGAGCCACCATAGTTCTATCAATTCGGATAACGGCCGTTTGTCTGCCGGTTTAGATAGCCATTCTTTGTCGTGATAATTCACCGCTACATATTTTTCGTAGGCGGCTGCTTCATGTTTCTTGTCGAACCTACGCCGGAAGCGCTTTCCGTTGCGCCCCTGCGGTCTGATGTCCACTTCATAACGACCATCATCGAGCTTCTTAATCGACATATTGAAGCCCTCCGAAATCGTGGGTACTGCAAAGACTCTGTGATTCTATAAAACGTAAAAAATCGAAATGTAGCGTTAACCAGTCTTTTTGTCGGAGTGGGACGACGTTGTTTCGCCCTGCCCAAAGTGTGCGAGAACCGGCGCGATCTGTCCGGCTTCAGGAGAAATTTGATCAGTCATGAACCACATTGTGTATTTTGTGAACTTTGGGTGAGCCAAAATTTTCATAGTCACATCCGTCGGCGGCACGGATCTGCCACTCTCGTAGTAGGTCAAAGAGCTATATGGAACGCCTGTCAACTCAGCGAATTGCCTCCGGTTAATCCTCTCAGATTCCCTCATGAGCCCTATCTTCTCAGCTATTGAGCTTGACATGTTTTCAAGATCCTCTAATAATTAGATGTAAACGTTGTTTTGATTCAACATAATCTAAACATCTGTAAGCGTCGCTAAGCGGCTATAAGCAGTTGTCGAGATCTCGAGAAAGGTTAGCAGATGAGCAAACAAATCGTAAGTGTGTCGGATGCCCTTCCCTACACAGAATTTGCCAAGGCAATCGGCAAAACACCTGTTGCTGTTAAGTCGATGATCGAGGCGGGAAAACTGCCCATCATTGAAATGCGCAACCCAGAGAATCCAACCGCACGCGGTGAGACTTGGGTATACCTGCCTGCCTGGAACGCAGGTATGAAGTTAGCGTTTGAAAAACGCCCCAGAGAGATCCGCGACGGCTGGCTGATGTGGTTGGGCTTGGGCGAGCCACGTTAAGGAGGGGAAAATGGTTATCTCAATTGCACCATTACTGAAAAGACAAAGCCCTTCCCGCAGTTTTGGACACGGCTGGATTGAGCTACCAGGTGGCAAACGATGGAATCCAGCTAAGCCGCAAATGTGTTCAACCGTTCCGAGCCGGAAGCCCTTCTACAAACGCTTATTTGGTTGAGGTGTCTATGCAATCGCAAACATTGAGCTATTCGGAAAGTATCCCGAAGGAAAAAAGAGAGGCCTGTTTTCAGCATATTATCGGGATCCGAAAAATGCTGACCAGCCAGAAAAATATTGCGCAGGAAACGTTTGATGAAAGTACGCCTACCATGCGCAAATTGATCTGCTTTCATGCTGGGTTGAAGAGTCGCCATATTAATATGCGTTTCTTTGAATTGGCACACAGTGAAAGAATAAAGGTAATTGAAGCACTTAACTCACTCATTGAGTTTGGCAACGCGCTTCCGTCCTTTATTAGCGAAACCGACTCAGTTCTCAACATAGAACATTAATACATCTGAAATTTAATTGGCGTTCAACCCGCCGGGCATTCTTTTGCCCAAAAACAGGATTGGATAATGGAAGAAATCATAAATGAAGCTCGTTCTGACGAACGTTTAAATCGTGCAGCCGTATTCGCTGCACGTCTTGAGGCTATCGCATGTTTCATCGTCAAGCAGGCAATGACCGGCACTGAAGCCGCCGAAGCTTTACGCGTTGAGGCTACCCGCATCCAAAACGAAGCGGGAGAATTTCATTAATGGCTGATGTTATTGATGCTGCCCAAGAACGAGCGGATCTGATCTTAGAGTCACAAATTCAAGCTGCCCGCATAAGCACTACTGGCGTTTCCTCCATGTATTGCCTCGACTGTGACCGCCCGATTCCTGAAGAACGCCGCGCAGCTCTGCCTGGCGTTGAGCTGTGTGTCTATTGCAAGGAACTCGCAGAGATTAATTCCAGACATTACCGGAGAAACCAATGACATATCTCGCCATAGTTCTCCTCCTCCTCGCCGTGAATGCGGCCTGCTATTTTTTCTCTGATATTAAGGAGGGCATGTAATGGAAGTTGCATGCAATTCGCTAAGCGGTCAAAGCTCTCTTAAAGCTATTTTCCTGTATGACTACACTGGTCTTATGGCGCGCCCGTGGCTTGATGCTGGCTATGAATGCTGGTGTTTTGACGGACAGCATGAGGCGGGTATCACCCGTGACGGTAACCATATAAAAATAGGTATGTGGTTTTGCGCAGATAGGAAGATAGAACAGGCGCGGGCAATAGCTGAAATGGTTGGCACTGGCGTAGCGATGGTTTTTGGGTTTCCTGAATGTACGGATCTTACTGTTGCAGGTGCGCGCCATTTTGAGGTTAAACGGAAAGCTAACCCTTTATTTCAGATTGAAGCCGCCGAGCTGGCCGACTTGGTCCGGCTCGTAGGTTTACTGACCAATTCCCGCTGGGCATTTGAAAATCCTGTTGGTGTTCTTTCAAGTATTTATCGCAAACCGGATTTTACGTTCCACCCCTGTGATTTTGGTGGGTATCTGCCATCTGACGACCAGCATCCTGTGTATCCGGATGTTTATCCTGGCAGGGATGCATATAACAAAGGGACCTGTATCTGGTTCGGTAATGGCTTTAAAAAACCAAAGCTTAAACGTGTAGAGCCGTTGCATAAGGACAATCCTGGCTGGCGTTTTTGCGGTGGTAAATCCACAGCTACAAAAAATAAACGCAGCGCTACGCCTCGCGGCTTTGCGGTGGCCGTATTTGAAGCTAATCGCACGGTATCAAGTTGATGCCGTTTAGCCACTTTAATCCTCAAACTGTAACGCCCGATGTTTGGGCGTTCCCCTGGAATAAACCCCTCGCCCCAATCGTCCCCCAAGAAAGGCCGAGACCGCTTACCCGTGATGAATACGATCAGGGGCAAGCTGTTTTAATCAAAGTAAAAACCCTCTCGAAAGACCTGCAAGAAATTTTCACTGGCCGCCATAAGTACCTGCTCAAAACTCAGGGCATCCACGGGGCTAATAAATATCTGGTTTATACCCTTGGGCGCAGCATTCTGCCGCGTGTCGATGCAGTTAATAAAGCCCATGCAATGAATCTCAATGCCTCAGTGAAATTCATGTCCGAGGCCGATACTTACCACCAATTGCCAAGCATGGGCGACAAGCCACTGCGTCGTTTCACACAGAGTATTGCCGGACAGTTGAAGAGTATTTATGAAGACCTTTGCGATCAGCTGTTGGCTGAAAATGATGGAGATTACGCGGTGCTTCTTCAATCTGATACGCAGTGCGATCTGTATCGTGATATTGCAGGAATGTCGCGCGCCTTCAATGTAAGCCCTATGTATTGGACAAAATTCATTAAAGGCAAGCTTGATGCAACATCTGCCATCGCTGGCATGTCTCGGCTGGTAAATCCTGACTGGTGGCTAAGTCAGTTGAAAGGCCAGCGTACCCGCTGGCGTGAGTCATTGCTGATCGCAATCGGCAAGGTTAACCGTGACGCGTCTCCCTATGCCAGTAAGCAGGCTATCCGTGAAGTTCGTTCCCGCCGACTGTCGAATCTGGACTATCTAAAAAGCCGCGACCTGGAGAATGTCGAAACCGGCGAGCGTATCAGTTTGATCGATAAAGTCATGGCGAGTATTTCAAACCCTGAAATCCGCCGAATGGAGCTCATGAGCACTATCGCCGGCACCGAAAAATATGCTGCCGCGAATGGTGACGTCGGGATGTTTCTGACCATCACCACCCCTTCTAAATTTCACCCGACCCGCATGGTTGGTAAAGGTGATAACAAGCGCGTTCAGAGAAATCATTCCTGGGATAAAGAGGCCTACACGCCGAAAGATGCACAGCGTTATCTTTGCGGGATCTGGAGCAAAATGCGCACCGCGTTCAAAGACAGTGGCCTGTCCGTTTATGGGATGCGTGTTGTAGAGCCTCACCACGACGCGACGCCGCACTGGCACATGATGTTATTCACTAAACCAACCATGCGTCAGCAGGTGATCGACATCATGCGC